TATTAATGCCTACACTCTCAGACGTAAAAGGTGGTGCTTTATTCATAGGTACACCTAAAGGAAAGAATCACTTCTTTAAATTATTCCAAGAAGCTGAGACAGATGAAGACTGGGCAAGGTTTGAATTTAAGTCCATTGAAAACCCATACCTTCCTGATGGCGAGGTAGAGAATGCCAAGAAAAGAATGTCTACGGACATCTATAAGCAGGAGTTTGAGGCATCATTTAGGACTGGTGGTGGCTCAGTATTTAAGCCTGAGTGGTTTACGGACATTGAAGAAGCCCCTAATGAGGGTAATTATTATATAGCGATTGACCCAGCAGGCTTTGGTGACAGCACGAAGAAAACAAAGTCAAGACTGGCTAATTTGGATGAACATGCAATAGCAATCGTAAAGGTAGGTACTTACGGATGGCATGTTGAAGACATTCAAACGGGTAGATGGGATGTTAGAGAGACAAGTATTAAGATAATTAAGGCTTATCAAGACTACAGACCAATGAGAATAGGAATTGAAGGTGGATCACTGAAAAACGCTATCATGCCTTACCTGAGCGACCAAATGAGAAGGCTAAATCTTTACTTCACCCCCGTAGAACTATCTCACGGTGGTCAAAGAAAGATAGACAGGGTTACATGGGCATTACAAGGTAGACTAGAACACGGAAGAATATCCTTTAGCCCGAAAGACTTCTTAACAAAATTAGTGGATCAAGCGATGGACTTCCCTAACCCATTAAGCCACGATGACATGCTAGACGCACTTGCGTATATAGACCAAATAGCAATAACTAACTACATTGATGACCCTGTAGTAGATACATGGGACATGATGGATGAAATTAGTGGGTACTAAAATGAAAGAATACAAACACTTATGAATAGACTACCAGACCAAAAGAAAGACACAGGAACAGACTCATTAGTATCGTGGGTTATTGAGCGTGTTGAACAATGGGAAGACTACCGAGATAATAATTATAAGGCAAAGTGGGATGAATATTACCGACTTTGGAGAGGTATCTGGAAAGAAAACGATAAGTTGCGTTCATCAGAGCGAAGTAAGCTTATATCGCCAGCATTACAGCAAGCTATTGAAGTAACGGTATCAGAACTAGAGGAAGCTTTATTCTCTAAAAAGAAATGGGTAGATATTGATAAAAACACCATACAAGACCCTGAGATGCAGCAAGGCATGGGTATATTCTTAGATCAGCTACTTAAAGAGTATGATCTGAATAAAGTACCCGCTAGTATTGCAGAAGTGGTCTTAAATGGGGCTATATACGGCACAGGAATTGCTAAGGTAGTCGTAGACAGTAGACGCAGTAGAATGCCTAAAGTTAATGAAGATGGCTCTCTATCAAGCGTAGAGGAGCTTAAACCATGCGTTAAACTGCTTCCTATAGACCCTAGAGAGTTCGTTATTGACCCTCTAGCGAGAAGCATTGATGAGGCTATGGGTTGTGCTCACATTATGTACAGTAATGTCAATAAAGTAAAGGCTAAGCAGAAAGCAGGTCTTTATGCTGACATAGACCTAGGTACGTTCTCAGATGACACAGACTTCTCCTCTTACGGTGAAACAACCCCGACAAGCAAGACTGACTGGGTTAAAATAACAGAATATCATGGCAAAGTGCCTAAAGAGCATTTAGAGCCTATAGGTGCAATGGTAGAGGCAGAATTAGGGCTTACTCCAGAGACACAGGAAGAAGAAGCAGGAATGGTAGAAGCTATTATAACGATAGCTAATGACAGCGTATTATTAAGAGCCGTTGAAAACCCATTCTTTATGCAGGATAGAAGCATTATTGCATACCAACATGATAGAGTACCGAATAGATTTTGGGGTAGAGGCGTAGCAGAGAAAGGTTACAGCCCTCAGAAGGCATTAGATGCTGAGTTAAGAGCTAGAATAGATGCTATGGCATTCGCTGTAAGCCCTATGATTGGTATTAACGCAAGCCTAGTCCCTAGAGACTTAAACACGAAGTTTAAAGTATATCCCGGACGAGCTATCTTTACCAATGGTAACGTAGGTGAAGCAATACAGCCAATTAACTTTAATCCACCACCTCCTTCAAGCTTTAACCAGTCTGGAGACTTAGAAAGAATGGTAGAAATGGGTACAGGGGCATTCCAAGCTGCTGCACCATCAAACATTAACCCTCGTAATCAGACTGCGGGTGGTATGGGAATGATTGTCTCCTCAAGTATTAAGCGAAACAAGAGGACACTGTTAAATATTGAGGTAAATTTACTAGATGAATGGGTCAAGAAATCAGCTTGGAGATACATGCAAGCAGACCCTGAGAAGTACCCGTTAGTTGACTTACATTTTGTTATCAATTCTAGTTTAGGTATTATGGCTAGAGAGATAGAAACACAGCAAATTGTACAGTTACTTAACACAACCGAGCCTAACAGTACCTCGTACTGGATGCTCATTAAGTCACTCTATCAACTGAGTACCATCTCGAACAGAGAAGAAATGTTACCAATAATTGATAGAAAACTGCAAGAGTCACTACAGCCACAACCAGATCCTAGAGCAGAAGCTGCACAGAAACAGGCTGAAACACAGGATTTCATCGCTAAGAATGATGCTGCATTCAAGACAACTAAGGGCATACTCAACCTTGTCGAAGCTGAGAAGAAAGAAGCTGAAACAAATGGAGTACGTCAGAAGGGATTCATGGATGAGTTACAGCTAATGACTGGAATGATGATGACTGATAGCGACAAACAACAGGCGCAACAGGCACAACAGGCTCAAGCAGCCCAAATGCCTCAAGCACAACCACAAGGAGCAATGAATGACACCGGAACAACAGGCAACGTATGATGCTTACCAAGATATGTTTGGCTCACAAGGCTGGAAACTGTTTTCAGAAAGTATAACATCATATAAAACAAACCTCAAAGACAATGCTTGGAGTAGCGTAGCATCTTTAGAAGACATAGGGAAGGTGAAAGGTAATCTTCACGCATTAGATATGATTTTAGGTTTAGAAGCGACAATGAGCAAAGAGAACCTAGATGAAGAAATACCAGAAGAAAGTTTAGAAGAATGATATACGAGTACAGATGTATAGAGCATGGTAAGTTTTCTTATACATGTAAAATGAATGACAGACAAGCACCAAAGCCCTGTCCAGAATGCGAAGAATTATGCGAGTTTATTATTAGCTCTCCTATCTTTACATTGGAAGGAGTTTCGGGTGACTTCCCTGGCGCAGCCATGAAATGGGATAAAAGACACATAGAGGCATACAAAAAATGAGTGATAGAGATAGAGTTGTAAACAAAGAAGATGCACCGACAGGCAATTTGCTAGTTGAAGAGGAAACTAACGTAACCGAAGAACAAGCACCTGTTGAAGCAAAGCCATCAGTTGAAGTGCCTGAGAAGTTTAAAGGCAAAGAACTAGATGACATTATTAAGTCATACAGTGAACTAGAAAAACAGTACGGTAAGCAAGCACAGGAGCTTGGGGAAACCCGAAAACTTGCTGACCAATTAGTACAACGAGAATTGCAAACTGCACAATCTGCACCAAAGGCTTATGAAGCTGATGATGAAGACGAGTTTGACTACGACAACCCCTTGAAATCCATCGACAGATTAGTTGAGAAAAAACTACGACCAGTCACGGAAAAACTATCCGCTAATGACTCTGCCAATGTGCAGAAGAAGCTAGCAGACAAGCACCCTGACTTTATGGATGTAGTACAATCAAGTGAATTTGGAGAATGGGTAAATTCATCCCCCGTACGCCAAGACTTATACAGTCGCGCTAACGTCAACCTAGATTTTAATTCAGCAGATGAGTTATTGTCCACGTTTAAAGCCCTGCATCCAAAAGCAGAACAAGCTAAACCTGACAGTAAAGCACAGCAGGAGCGTGTCAATGAAATGACAACGGAATCAGGCAGTTCAGGGCAGACAAGCACAAAGGTCTATAAGCGTAAGGAATTAATCAATTTACGAGCCACAAACCCGAAAGAATACTGGGCTAGAGCAGACGAGTTCAAGCAAGCCTATGTTGAGGGAAGGGTTCGATAACTATACTATGCTTAAAGGAGAATTAACATGGCATTAGGAACTAATCACGTCACCAATACGACTCAGGATAAATTTATCCCTGAGATTTGGTCTGACGAAATCATAGGTGCTTTCAAAAGCAACCTAGTTGTTGCCAATCTTGTTACCAAGATATCTCACAACGGCAAAAAGGGTGATACTTTACACATTCCAAAAGGAACTCGTGGCGCTGCATCAGCGAAAGCTGCTGAAACGCAAGTAACTCTTATTGCTGATGTTGAGACTGAGGTTTCAATTAGTATCAACAAACACTATGAATACTCTCGTATGATCGAGGATATTACTGGTGTTCAAGCAATCGACTCATATCGTCAGTTTTACACTGATGACGCAGGTTTTGCGCTTGCTAAACAGGTAGACCAAGACTTACACAAGTTGGGTGCTACTTTCCAAGCTGGTTCTATTGCAGGTGCTACTAACCTGTATGAAACAGCGGTATTAGGCTCAGACGGTTCAACGACCTTCTCTGGCGCAGCTAATACTAACACTGGTAACGGTGCTGCACTTGCAGATGCTGGTATTCGTCAAATGATTCAAACCCTTGAT